AGGACCCCCCTATCAGTAGGGGACCTCGCCGTCCTTCACCATGCTCTGGTACACGGTGGACGCAGTAATCAGCGCCCCCAGCCAGAACAGCCGTTCACGTTCAGCTACGTTGCACTCCCGCCACACCTTACCGGTAATGGCGATCGTGTTGTCTGCAACTGACGTGGGATTCCCATCGATCAAGCGAACGATGGGCATCTTCACCACAGCACGGTACTGGTCAAACGTCGCTCGCTGGTTGGCGAGATTGTTGATCAGGGACAGGTGTTCGGCATGAGCCTTCACACCTACCTCTTCCGCGCCGAGGATCTTGGCTCCGGTATACCGCAGGCCATCCGCGAAATCGATCTGCGGATTGAAGACCTGAAACGGCGTAACGGGACCAAACGGCGTATAACTGCCCGACTCACAAGAGATTGGGGCTTTAGCGGCCATATAGGCACTCCTTGGGCATCTGCCCATTTGTCGATGCATGCTAGGCATGCTGGTGCGAATGCACCGGTTGAAGAACCAGGTTTTACGGGCTCCATGTACCCACGCCACTAACGCGGCCTGAGGTATGGTTGTACGAATACCTGGATGGTTGGGTCCTAGTTAGCGACCCAGTTTTGACCAGCTCAAGGACGAGCGGCGCAATTGGTCACCGATTGCCAACATGTTCAGCAATCGTTTCACGCTGGCGCCGTTTTCGAAACGTAAGACAGGCATAGAGGGACCGAAGTCCATAAGCCTACGCTCCGTCGCGGTCTCTACGAAACTTCCTGTCTGCACTGTCGTGCATCCGAGAAAGCCGTCGTCGTAACCGATGACTTCGGACCGATAGAACATCCGGTCCTTGTACGTCACGGTTCCCCCCATCACCTGGACCCCATCGAGGGCATCCAAACTAGAGAGGTAATCTCCCACATTTAACATGTAGTCGAAAACGAACGACAATGGAATCCCCTCCCAAATTGCTTCGAGAGGGTTGCCCCACGTGTAGCTCTTCCAATTAGGCAAGAGTTTTATATACCCAACCGCCTTGACCTTCCGCCGGTTGTAACCGGAGATAGCAAGGTCAAGACTCGTGAAAGTTTCCTCCCACGAGTAGCGGTTAACGTCGGAATCGAACGCAACTACGCGCACCACGAGGTCACGCATGAGTTCATCCGGGAGTGCTGTCAGACCCTTCACAAGGTCAGACAAGGCCGGGCCGAGGGCAAACTGCCCAAAAAGCCAAGCTGCCGAAATATCACCCAACTGCGGTCCGGACTTTCGTCCGTAGGCAAGGTGGTTGAAAGCAGCCTTAAACCGTCCCTTTCGGACGGCCTTCATAGCTCTATAGAGTCTTCGCAAGAACGACTCCGCTAGGCCTATACAC